TCATATCCCTGAGGAGCAAATGAATCTATTACTGTTTCAGTTCCATCTTTTGAAGGAATTATATATTGTTTAGCAAATGAAAAATTAGGCGTTCCGTTCATAGTTATTTCGCCACTATGATAATCAATAGTAACATCTTCTTTATACATAGCACGTAATTCAGATAAACGTGTTCTTGCTTTAACTTCTGACTGAGTTCCAATTGGAACTACTACTTTCATACGAAATTGTGAATTTATTACGTTCCATATTATACGTGAATTTTCCAAAGTACGAAGCATATTAAATGCTCTTACAAGTCTTTCAACATATGATAAACGTGATATGAATTGTCCTCTGGCCCAAGAAATATAAATTACATTGCCGTCAACTAATTCTCTTTGCTTTTCTGAATCGCCTCTAAATTGAGTCCATACTCTAAATTCATTACCGTCATCATCTTTTCTCATTTCAGGTTCAAGAGTAACTGGATCAAGTTCTTTAAATCCTAATACATTTTTTGCATCTTCTGTTTCTTCACCATCATAAATAATTTCAAAAGCAAGAAATCCATCAATTAAGAATTTTTTTGCATAATGCCAGCCATCATGTCCTGTGTTAAAACCAAACGCATAATATACTTTTTTAAATGATTCATTAAGATCATCTACAATTTCTTTAGCTCTATCGGCTTTAAGAACAGATTTTAATTTTTTAGTATTAGGATATGCAAAGAAATTTGCATCATCTTGAATAATTGTTTCATCTGCAATAATTTCTATAACATGTTCAATTTCTCCATTCATTGCAAATCTACGAAGAAAATCTCTTCTTGTAGGATATTCTTTATCAAAAAATGCAATAAATTCTTTTTGATTAATATCTGCTCCTGAATACAATTGATGTTGTCCGTATAAACTATACATTGAATCTTCTTGCATTTCTGCAATACCGATTGCTTTAGATTGTTTAATTACCTTTTCATCCCATCGCATTCCAAGAACGCTCCAGTATCTTATATTTCGTTGAATATTATCTAAAAAAGATCTAGAACCTTTGTCGAGATTATGTAGTGTGAAACCACTCATATTTAAATATTTATTTTATATATTATATCTATTATTTATTATTTTGTTTTCTTTGAATAGCATTTTGATGATTCTTTAACCCCCATGGAGTAAATTCTTTTTTGCAATGATTACATGTTATTTTTTTAATATTTAAGGATGCTTCTTTTAAATTATCTTTATGTTTTTCAGAAAGAGATCTTCCTGTTAATGCTTTTGTAATTTTTTGTCGCGTTATTTCATTTCTATGTTTGCCGAAATAATGATGATCCTTTCCTGTATGTTTTCCTTTACGATGTTTGCTAATATTATCTATTGATTCTTGTTTATGATGTTTACCAAACATTGGGTGTTTTTCGCCGACTCGTTTACCTTTACGATTGTTACTCATATTTTTTCTCATTTCGGGTGTACGAATTTTTCCTTTATTTGCTCTACCTATTTTATGTTTTGTACTTTCTGCTAAAGTTGCATTATTAAAACCAATTCCTCCCTTAGGACTTATGTTATATCCATAGGATATAAAGTATTGTATAGTTCTATATAATATTCTTCAAATTCCCTAGCTTGTAATATATTGCTGCATTCTTTTAATATTTCTTTTTTAAAATTTTCTATTTTATATTTTTTAATAACCTTTAATAAGTATCTACCACTGCCCAAATATTTATCATTAATATTATTGGTTGAGTGACTTCCTACGTATTGTTTATTGGTAATTAAATTAGTGGTTATATAAATTATGTTATATTTTTTTTCCATAAAGATATATTTTATTATATATTCATGAACTAAATGTAAATCTTGCCATTAAAGAGTTTTATTTTTATTATCCCAATATGTGTTATACATTAATTGTAACCCTATTTTTTTAAACGATTCTTTTGGAGAAAAGAATGGAATGTATGGCCATTCTTGATATTCAATCATTCTAAGCTTACGAATATTCTCAATATTATATGATCTATATGCGTATGTAAATAATGCTTGTTGACTTTTATTAAAATATTCAAATATAGCAGGATTTTTTTTAGATAAAGTTGCAATTACATATTTAAAATTTATTGCAATATGATTATATTCAGTAAGTTCTTCTACATTATCTAAAAAAATTTTATACATTTCATAATATGCTTGAAAAAACTTTAATCTTTCTAATGACGGCAACATATTTAAATTAATACCACATATTAATTTTTTATCATAAAGATAATTGGTACAAAATAATATAGGTGTAAAATCGTGATATTGTATTTGTTTTCCTGTTTTTAGATTTTGTAATACCGAAAGATTTGTCTCATTTAAATGAATAAATGTGTATACCATTCCTTGAGTAGGTATACCATCTTTAAGTTTTTTTAATTTAGATTCTTGATCTGTTGAATCAATATCTATCAATTTTTTACTTTCCTTTAAATCTAATTTAAGATAATTTTCAAATAATCGAGTATATGCAAGATCTTTTATCTTATCAATTTTTTTAAATTGTTCATATGTATTTTTTGGAGATTCCATAATTATTGATTATTTCCTGCCCAAAATTTTCCTATTAGTTGTTGAAGTGTTTGTTCAGTAAATACGTAAAATTTACAGCCGTTTTTTTCTGCATAGGCTTTCATGGCTGCAAATTTTGCCTCGTTTATTAAGTATTCTTTTGCGTTTAAATTAAATCTTTTATGTTCTTTTAATAATGCTTCTGGATTTGGCGGTACAGGTTTTTTTAATTTAGCTGACGGTTTTATTTCAACAAACCATTTTTCAATAAGATTTTCATCTTTTTTAAGTTCTATATAAAAATCTGTATGATAATTTCTTATTACCCAATTTTTTGGATCGTTAGGATCTAATCCATATTTTTTACATTCTTCAAGTTTAGATACACGATCATAATAAGGAACTTTAATTGGTTCTGAACTCCACCTAACAATAGATGCAGAAAAATCACACCAACGACAAAAAGAATGTTCCCAAGAACTTCTATAAACTACGAGATCTGAATTTCCTATATATTTTTCTTTATTTTGAATTATGTAATACCCTTGTTTTACTACAGAATTAGGATTTCTGCTGGGAGCGTGCCATTTTTTATACGCGTCAGCTTGCATTTTTATTTATATATTATAAATTTTATTGCTTGATGTAGATATTTTTTTACTTTTTGGCATATTTCCATATAATTTTCTCCAACCTTTTGCAAATCCATTTTTAATTATTTGAGTAAAATATGCAAATGCATTTTGAGATTTTTCTGGATCATATCCTCTCCAGTATTGAAAACAATCCATAACAGCAAAAGAAATACAATCTTCTCTATCTTCGGTGTAAATATAATTTAATTTTGTAGAAAATTTCTTTGCCATTAAAATAAACATATCTAAAGCTTCTTTTGTTAATTCATTGTTTTCTTTAGATTTTATTATTTGATTTCTTAGGTCCGCGTTTTTTACATGTATCGCCATAGTATTAAATCTTAATTAATTTTTAATTTTATATGTAAAAAAAACAGTAAAGTTTTACTGTGTTACATTTAAATCATTTTAATTTTTATTTTTTAGGAGATATTGGCACTACCTTTATGTTATAATTTGATTTTTTAACATTATTTATGGTATCTATATTAGGTGTAACTTTTAAATTATCTTCAGGAGATACTACTTGAAATTGTAAACCATTCATATATTGTATAAAATCATGTAATGTTAAGCCTTTCTGATTAGTAAGAAACATAACATATGAATCGCGCATTGCATTTTGATTTTTTATTACATCACGTTGATTTATTAATATATCCTTTTGGCTAGTTTTAATTGAATTGACAATATTAAACAAAGAATCTATTTTCAAAGTTTGTATGCTTTGTGTACTTTTTATTTCTTGTACATCTTTTTTAATAGATATTTTTTCGTTATCTTTTCTTTCTGATTTTACTCCTAACGTCCAAATAAATGTAACTGCAGTTACAAATACCATGAAATACCCCCAATATACTTTAAAAAATTCTAAAAAAGTTTTTATCATAATACTATACAACTAAAATTATACAGAAAGAGTTCTTAAAGAAGCTCTGGGCATTGTTTGCATTTCTTGGCCATTGACAGTTTTACGAATAATTTTAACTGCGTCTGCATCTCCTATAGCATTTGAAAAATCTATAGCGTTAATTAAAATATTTTCAAGAGCATCTTCATTTGTTTCATCTATGATAACTCCTGGGATATAATTATCTTCATTCGCAAAATCATTTATATCTTCAAATATTCTAATTTGAGATTTCGTAACAAATGTAGTGTTGCCTTCCATAAGAACTTTTATTTGTTTTTCTGGAGTTGCTTTTTCCCAAGAACTATATTTAACAAAGCAATCGTTTAATTTAATAGGAACGTTGCCCATAAAAATACCGCATCTTACATATTGTTCAAATAGAAGTTTTTGTGTTTCATCATCAAACTTCATATGAGGTTCAACTTGAAGATCTGGTTTTTTATTTTCTTTAACTTTTGAAGGATCTACTAATTTAGTGTTTCCTTGAATTTGAACTATAACTTTTCCGCCAATTTCTCCAATAACAAAACCTTTTTGACCGTCTAATTTTACTGCATCGCCTATTTGAACACTTTCATTAAGAGAATTAAATTCTAATTCTTGTTTTTCTTCATTAAGATTATCCATAATTAAGATATTTTATTTATTGTTTCTTTGGTCTTTTAAGAAATACCTTTTTAACTTTTTTAGGTTCTTCTAAATCTCCGGGATTTTTATCCTTATTGAAATTTGTTCTTTCAAGATTTTTTTCTGGCGGTTCTACACTTTCTTCTTTTTTCTTTTCTTCTTCTGGAGCTTCAGGAGCTTCTTCCGATTCGCCATCTTTGCTTTCAGGAGATTCAATATCTAATTCTGTAGTACCTTTTTCACCACTATCGCCGAGATTTAATTCATCAGTGCCTGAGCCTTCTCCCGCCGGTTGTTCTGTTGGAGTTTGTTCTGTTGGAGCTTCGCCGGTTTGACCTGCGTTACTTTCATCGCCCGCTTCTTCTTCACCTTTTGGTGTTTCTAAATCTTTTTCAGCATCTACTACGTCTGCATATGCTTCAACTTCGTCTGCGCCTAAATCAACTTTATCTGTATCATCAGATGGTTCATCACTTATAAGTTCTGATTTATCATCATCAAATGTAACTGCAGAAGCTGCGCCATCTGCTGCCGGTAAACTTGCCATACCTACTTCTGTTCCAAATTCATCACCTTCTGATCCAATATCATCTTTTCCAGTTTCACCTTTAGCAGCCATAGCTCCTGTAGGAACAACTACTGTATAAGATTTTCCAGATTGATCATCCTGGACTGTTATATTTAAATTTTCAGTAACATTAACATACTGTTCAACGTCGTTAAGATAATTTTTAAAATCTAATTTAATTTCTTCAAGTTCTTCACTTAATGCATTTACAACAGCCTTTGAAGTATCGTTATTATCATAATCGGATGAAAATTTATCCATTCTTGTTTGTATATCTTTAATATAATCTGAATATTCTTGTTTTGTAGATTCTATTTCTGATAATATTTTTTCTTTATTAGGAAGAATATCTTCAAAAGTTTTTGAAACATCAAATCTCATATGTTCCATCATAATTTTTTCAGCTTGAATAGGATTAATATTTCTATAAAAAGTTGATTTATTATTAAGTGGATCAAATGTTGTAATAAAAATATTATCTCTTAGTTTAAATATGTTGGCTGCATAATTTTCATTTTCAAGTAAATATACTTTTTTAACAAAATCTAATTCTGCAATTTCATCAAAATTTTCTCTCAATGCATTAACTATATTAAAAAATTCTTGATTTCCCACCCACTGAGATACAGTTGCCGATTCATTTATTTGATTTTTTCCAAAAGATTTTCCATTAACAAGTGTTTCTGTTTCTGTTAAAACTGCGTTGTCTTCTCCTACATATACTTTAATGTCTCTTTTAGATACTTCTACATTGGGAAGATTAACAATTTCACAAAGAGTTTTAAAGTTTTCGTTAATATTGACAACATCATCTTTTTTCAATTTATTGATATTATTACCCTTTCTAACATAATAAGTTCCTGCTACATTAAACAAAACTTCATTTTCTCCTAAATATAAAATTGGAGAAAATAATTTATCTTCAATTGCACAAGCTGAATTAGAATATTCTAATTGTAATGAAGTAGCATCTAATGTTACAATGTTAATAATATCGCGAACAAATGGATCATAACTAAATTTAACAAGAGCTTCTTTTAAAAGATGCTTAGTTTGTTCAGTTTTATCATTAAGATAATTATCAATATAATCTTGAACATAAGGAATAAGATAACTACTTCTAGTTTCTTTCATAAGTTCAAGTATTTTAGATATGTCAACATCATTTTTATATTGTTTTACTTTATTAGCAATAGCTCCTAATTCTGTAGTTACCGTTGGAAGATAATTAAAATCGGATACAGCTGAAATAAAACTTTCATACAAAAGAACTTCGGGAACATTTTCGAGTCTTTCTTTGAAGTTTTCAAGAATTGAAGCAAGAGTAAAATCAAACTTTGCTTCTTTTTCAATCAAAGTGTTGATGGCTTTTCTTACTCCTAAATTCTTAACTGAGTAAACTCGTTTTTGATTACTTAACCATTCACTAATGACTTTATCATTAGAATATTTTTCTAAGCTCTCAAAAAGATTGCCTATAGCAACACGTTCAATTTCTAAACGTGCATCAGTTGAAACTCCGTTATAAATGGCCGAACTAATTGCACCTATAGTTGATTCGCACAACGCTTGAACTTCAGCATTCTTTGTTTGAAATTTAAGATTATTGATCTTTGTTATCATATCTATCTATTAATTTTATAAAACAATATTTTTATTTATATATTTATCAGTTTTTTGTTTTTTTAGACAATTTTTATATTCTGGATAACATCAAATACGTCTTCGTTAACACTGTTAGCAATTTGTATATCTATTAACTTATAATCTACTAACCCCGGAAATATAATATTACCATAAGGTAAAGTAACCGGATGATTTTCATCTATTTTATTTCCAATTAAATTAAAGTATAAAGATGCATCTCCGGAATAAATTACTTTACCTAAAGTATCTTTCATTTCTAATACTGCATTAATAGAAATGTCTGGTTGAGGAGACAAAAAATATCCACTATCTACAATTGTAAATGAACTTTCAGAAATTTCTTTTGTAACTGTATCGGGCAATATTCTAACAATAGGCTTTCTGTATAATGAAATACTTGAATCTTCACCCCATAATATTACTGGATGTTTGTAGTTAGTAAAGGTTTCTGGTATATTCCAAACATAATATTCATTATTAGGAACAAGTTTTTCTATTAAATTTTTTTCATTTTCTCCATGATTTAACCAATACGCTGATATACGATTTATATTAGAGTTTTCATCGTGATATGTCCATTCTATTAATAATGGATATGATTTAGGAACCATTAAAGGTGAATTTGTAGTTCCACTAGTAGGCGAAGTTACTGTTATGATACCATCATTTGGACTTACATTTTTATCAATAAGACGATAACCTATACCTGTCATATAATCATTTGCGTTTGTTTCTGCAGTTGGATCAAATACTGGTTGATAAGATTCTACTTGTAATGCAAATTTAATTTTTATTTGAGTGCTATTGGCTGTTTCAAAGGAATATTGAATATTTTTTTCAAGTGTAACATCTTCTGGAAATCCTACTGTGCACCCTACTCTCATTCCTTTATAATAAACATAAAATGTGATAGTTTTATAAAATAATTCACGAATTAACTGTTCAACTTTAAGACCAGTTATTTGAGTATCTAACCAAAGTTCACAATCAAAATTAACATTTAAAGGTATTGAATAAAGAAATGAGCGATATGTTTGTAATTGACCGTTTATTTCTTTAAGATAACTTCCTTGAATATAACGAGAAGTTGTTCTAACTGAATCTATAACAGAACCTGTATATGTAAGAATTCCTCTAGGAATCATATCAAAATTTCCATCTGCAGGTTTAGGCGGTATACAATCTGCGTAATGTGTATAGAAATCTTGCATAAATCTTTCATCGCCTGACATATTATAATACCAAGGAATACTTATGGTTTCTATAACTTCATTACTCCACACCTGTTCATAGTTTATCTTATTATTTAAAATATTAAGAAGGCCAGCAATTATAGCGCGGGAAAGTATATCTTCGTTATTATATCGTTGATGTAAAGCCATTAGTTAATTTAATTTTCTTCTATAAGATGTAAGAAATCGTTATACTGCTTTTCTGTTAATTTTATTGGAAATTTAGTAAATTCTTTTTCATGAAATCTGTGTAATCTTAGAGCATATAATACTGTTCTATCTTGTTTATTTAATTTTATAATATCATTATTAATTTCAAATATATGATATAATATATTTTCTGAATATAAGATGTGTCTTTTTTCTTCAATAGCAGTTTTAATATTTTTGGCTAAACCTTCTATTATTTCTTGTTCTAATTCTTCTATTGTTTTTTCATGAGAGGGTTTATTTAAATATCCTTTAATAAATCTGTAAAGAAAAAATAAGCCCATGATCATAGCTGGCCAATGAATTACTTCATTTAACTTTTCATTTTTGTTTATACTTTCTTTAACTAATTTTGCTTTCATGTAATTGAATTTTATTTTATTTATCTATTGTTTTTATTTATTGTTTTTTAATGTAATTAATTTATCAATTATGTATTTATCAAAGTTTTTTGCATGCGCATCTCTAATATCTTCCATAGAAGCTTTTGCGTTTAAACTTATTAAATATACAACAATATGTTTATGCCCATATAAAATTGCGCAAGAAAGAGCAGTTCCTATCTTAAATCCATTAATATCCGCGCCACATTTCACTAATAATTTTACCATATCAAGATTTCCTATTGCAGCTGCCCATCTTAATGCAAAACTATTATTATTACTAGGATCAACTTTTTTACTAAGTAATAAATA